CGTGCGGCCATTGGCAACGACGAGCGTACCGCCGAGCGTAAATGTGCCGCTCGTGGTGATTGGGTTCGTGCCGCTGACCGACAGGCCAGTCGTGCCGCCGGACAGGCCGACGCTGGTCACGGTGCCTGTGTACTGGTCGTTCGAGGTAATCGTGAAGTTCGGATAGGTGCCGGTGACGACGGTCGTCCCCGCGCCGGTCAAAGAGACCGTTTGGTCAGGGGCGCTGTTCGTGATGGTGAAGTTCGGGTACGCGCTGCTGATTGAAATCCCAGTACCGGCAGTCAACACTACAGTCTGGTCGGGCGCGCTGTTCGTCAACGACCCCGCCGAAAGCGAAAGGCCAGTGCCCACTGTGATTTCTTCGGCCGCGCCGCTGCTTGCCGTCGTGCGACCCAGCAGACGGGCTGTGGCCATCGTCAGGCCACTGGACGTGTACGCGCCGGGCGCGACATAGTCGGTGCCTGCAATCGCGGCAGAAAGTGCGGTCCCGTTGCCTTTGACAAGCCCAGAGACGCTGGTGGTGAGCGTGATTGCGGGGGTCGTGCTGGCGTTCGCCACAGTCCCCGCGAAGCCGTTGGCGGTCACCACCGAAACCGAAGTAACGGTGCCACCATACTGGTCGCTCGAAGTAATCGTAAACGACGGGTACGTGCCGGTGACAACGGTCGTGCCAGCGCCGGTCAGCGAGACAATCTGGTCTGGCGCGGTGTTGGTGATTGTGAACGACGGGTACGTGCCGCTGATTGAAATCGCGGTGCCGCCGGTCAGGCTGACCACCTGATCGGGCGCAGAGTTCGTCAGGGAGCCCGCAGAGAACGAAAGCCCAGTGCCGACGGTGATTTCCTCCACCGCGCCGCTGCTTGCCGTTGTACGGCCCAGCAAACGCGCTGTGGCCATGGTCAGGCCGCTAGTGGTGATTGCGCCCGGCGCGACGTAGTCAGTGCCTGCGACTGCAGCCGAGAGCGCGGAGCCGTTCGCCTTGACGAGGCCGGTAACGGTCGTGGTCAGCGTGATGGCAGGGGTCGTCGTCGAGTTGGCGACAGTGCCAGCAAAGCCGTTGGCGGTGATGACAGACACGCTCGTGACGGTTCCGCCCGCGAGCAAGTCGTCCCAGTACGGAGCGCCGAGGCCGCCAGCGGACTTCAGGATCTGGCCAGCGTTACCGGCAACGGTCTGATTGAGGCTGTCATTGTCCGCGTAAATGACGGCACCGACGACGGGAGACAGCGCGACGCCGGTGCCGCCACGGCCCAAGGGAAGCACTCCTTGGGTTTCCGAGGTATCGGTCAGGTCCACCGCAGGGTGAACGTGATCGTCCCTCGCAGCCTGCGTGCCGGTACCGGCTGAGGCTGCGCCCAAGGACTGAGGTGTCGCGTTCGAGGGGTTGAGCGCGATTGTGATGTTGTTGTTGAGCTGGCCGCCGCCAGTCAGGCCCGCACCGGCGGTAACCGTCCGGCTGCTGGGCACATAGTTCGAAAGGACGATGGGCGTGTTAACGGCCGCCGTGACGCGGCCTGTGTCGTCGATTGTCAGCGACGGGACCGTGTCGGCCGAGCCGTACGTCCCTGCGGTAACGCCCGTAAAGTCAAGCTGCGAATAGCCAACGCCGTGCGGGATGATTGAGATGACGCGGTTCTGCGAAAGATCCCCGCCGCCTTCCAGCCCGTTGCCCGTGCCGATGACGCGCGTCGAAGGCACCGCGCCGACCGCCGCGAGTTGGCTGAACTGGACCTTGTACGTGCGGCCTTCGAGCGCATAGGCGAAGTAGCCGAGCGTACTCGTCCCCGTGTAATCTGGCAGTCCCGTAATGCGGGTCGGGATTAGGTTTGTTGGGACGTTGCTCAAAACTCATCATCCTCGAAGAAAATCAGGTAATCGTCGCTGTCCTCAGTGATGAGGAACTGCTCGCTGTTCTGCGTAATTACACCAGAAGGGTTCGTCGGGATAGGGGTATCAGGCCGCGTGAACGGCAAAACGATGTTATCCGTTGGCGGTGGCCCAAGGCGATACGGGTCGAACTGGTCCATGTCCTTGTCGCAGACGCGCAGGCCGGGGAAGTTCGGGTCGGGGTTGAGCATGTCGAGCGGCATCTTGATTGAGCAGCGTGAGCAAATCCCGATGCCGAGTGAGGGGCGGCCCCGTGTGTTGAGAAAGACAGCCATTAGCTCAGCGCCTCGTCAGGACGCGGGTGGCGCAGCACAGGGCTGTCCTCGACGTTGGCGGGCAAACGCCACGGGTCGTAGTCATCGAGGTCATCGACGCACACCTTCAAGGCTGGGTTGTTGTGGTCGCTCCACAGTTCGCCGATTGGGAACTTACGGCTGCACCGGTCGCAGATGCCAATCCCAAGCCAATCTTTTCCGCGAGTGTCGAGGAAGCCCTCATTCGCCATGGCCTCACCTCGTGTATGGTGCGATGTTGGGCTGGATCATCATCGGGCTGTTGTCGCGCTCTTCCATCTGCGCAATCGCAAGCGCCCTTTCGGCCTTTGCGTCGAGCATCGGGATGAGCTGCGGGTCGACCTCGACCGTTTCGAGGGCCACGCGCGCGGCGAGGAGCGAAACAATCGCCTCGTACCAACGCTGCGGGATCTCGACCTCTTGCGTCAATGTGCCCACATCCATGATGTAGCGCTGCCGCCAGAGGGTGATTTGGTACGTCTCGGCCTGATCGTTCGGTACAGGCCAGAGGTGCATGACAGGCTGGTTGACCTGACGGTCGAACCAGTACTGCAGCGGACGGTTAGACTGGAAGCTCTTGTTCGGCAGGTTCGTGTAGTCGTCGCGGTTGATGCGCGCCAAGGGGATTTCCGTCGGCGTGTTGCCGAGGTAGATCCGGCTGAAGCCGAGGGTGCCGCTGGTCGCCAAGATGCGGAAGTACCGCGCGGCAACGCTGCTTTCGAGGTCGTACCAAGTCCACTCACCTGCACTCGCGGAAGGGGTCTCGGTCTGGATGGTCGTCCACGTCACGCCGTCGTCGCTGCGCTGAAGCGAGATTGGAACAGCAGCTTGCGTCCATTTGATGCCTGCAGTCGTGACGAAAGTCGCTTCGGTGAAGTCCACCTCGCGGTACGTTGACGTGTCGTAATTGATGCCCGTTACCTGCTGCAGCCAGCGAAGGTTGCTGTTCAGGATGTCGACCGTGCCGATGTCCGTCGTGATGTCACCAACGCCGGTGTACAGCGGGTAGATTTGCTTCTCGATGCACCACAGCGGTGTGCCCTCGTTCGCCAGCTCCGAAAGGATAAGGAACAGCTGGTCCTTGGCAATGTCGATGTACTCGGACGTAATCATCTGCGCAGGAATGCGGCAGCGACGGTACGCGTTGTCGATTACGCGTCCGGTGTTGAATACGGTCTGAGAGACTGTGTTCGAAAATGCCATTAAGATCCTGCCTGCTTGTCGTTTCAGCAGCTCGCAACGCAAGCGAGCATCTCTGGCACTGGTTGTATAGCATGCGGGGGCTCAAACGTAAACCGCGAACCCCCGCACCCCCTGTTTAGCACTTTTTTCCTTTGGGCATGGCAGCAAGGCCGCCCTTTTTCATCATCGGTGGAGGCCCGCTGACCATCGGCACCCTCGGGTCGTGACGGCCCTTACCAGAGGGCATCGGCATACCACGATCTGCCTCAAGTCCGCTGTCCCTCGGCAACTGAACGCCGCGTGCTTCAGCTTCCTTCTGGAGACGGACCATCCGGTCTGCCTCGGGGTTACGTTGCTCCGTAGCATTACCTGCTGCGCTCAACGTCCCGATAGATTTACGCGTATCCGTTGTCATGCGGTCCCGCATAGCTTCTACCTTGTCGGCCGATAGCTTGTTGACCATAGGCTTGGCCTCGAAGCCAGCGCCAGCGGGGCCGCGCTTAGGCGGGGCAGGCTTGCGTGCCATCTGGGCGTTACGGGCTTCGTTCGACGCGGCAGATGCGCGGGTCGCGAGGGCTTGCTTGCGGCCGGAGCCCATAGCTCCGCCCATGTTCTTCTTGACTGGGCCGCCCTTCTGCATGGCGGTCTGGCCCTGCTGGGCTTGTGCCAACTGCTGGTTCTCAGCAGGCGTCAGGGTCTGGCCGCTCTGCTTTTTCTTCATGAGTTGGTTGAGCAGGACGCCACCGACGCCGAAGACGCCTGCGCCCATAAGATCCTTGCCGACCTTGCTGTCAGCCAACATGGCGGCAGGCGACATCGCCTTGAGAATGCCGCCGATGCCCTTCTTCTGCACTGGCTGTGGGATTTTCGCACCGGCCTTGCGCGCTTCGCTCAGGGCGATTGCGGTGGCCTGCTTTTTGCTGGTCACTTCAGGGCCCTTCTTCGAGCCGCTGTGAAGCTCACCGCGCTTGAACTCGCCCATGACTTTGGAAATCTTGGCCGCGCCCTTGACGCTGCCGCCCTTGGCGTAACCATCGCAAGATCCGCCCTTCATGTAATGGGTGCGAGTGGTGTTTTTGAAACCATCCATGTTACTTGCCCTTCTTTCTGGCAGCAGCCATATTGTCGACGAGGTTGGGGTACGGACGCCCCGCCGCCTTGGCACGCGCCTTGGCAGATTTTTTCTTCTTGGCCGACAGGCTCTTCGGCTTGCCGAGATCCTTCGGGCGTTTCTTGTCCCAGACGGGTTTTACTGCAAAGTCGCTCATATCAGCAGTCCCACTTGCGCAGAGACAGGGCTTTGCGCGTTGGGCGGCCCTTCTCATCCTTCATTGGCCCCGGCATGCCGCTCATCCGAGCGCAGAAGCTGCTGCGCCGAGCGGCCGCCTTGGGCGATTTCTTGGCCTGCTTGGCCGAAACTGGGGGTTTGATGTCGTGGCCCTGAGCGCGCAGCGATGCGCGGCCCTTGGCGTTGAGGCCGCCCTCGGGGTTCTGGCCTTCCTTGCGCGTCCAAGCACCGCCGCCCTTTGCGTACGCAGGACGCCCAACGACCTCGCGCATGTGCTGGTTGCGGGTGTTGACAAACTCTAAGTCCCTCTCGCGATCAACAGGGTTGGTCCGAAGCGAGGTGGCAAGGCCGCCCTCTTGGAACGATTTGCGGAAGCCGATGTTGGCTCCGGCACCGCCTTGCGGACTGTAGTTAGCGCCGACCGAGACGGGCCCTTGATTATAGCGGGCCTGCAGCATCTGCAGTTTCATTGCGTCGTCGAGCGATGCGCCCATGTCGAACTGGCCTTTGCCCGCAGGCATGCTCACGTTCGCACCAGCGCCTTGAAAGCCGCCGGAGGGGGATAGGTTAATGTTGATGCCGCCCATGCCGGAGCCGACGGGAGCCTGAGCGCCAGCTTGTACGCCGCCGAACCGCGTCGCCATGGGCTGTTGCTGCTGCGGCCCCATCGCGGGGCCGGGAGCGCCAGCGGGCTGCTGGTACATCATCGGGCCAGCTTGCGCCCGCACTTGCGGCTGTTGTTGGTTGGGCGGTGGGCCGAGGGGCTTAATCCGCTGCGGCAGCATTACCGCGTCGGTGACTTGCCTTTTGTCCTTGAGGAAGCGGAGATCAAAATCTGGGCCCATGTCAGTTCAGACTATTCTTGATGATGACGAGGATGAACATAGAAGACACGCTGTTATTGTTCGCGCTGCCTACAGCGGTGGCCTCTATCGTAGTTTTCTCTAAAAAGGGGACTGGGTACTCGAACACATAGTCGGCGACACCGTTGTTCAGCGTGGTGACGGCGGCTGTGCGGCGGATGCCATCAATGTCACTTGCGAGCAGACGCCCTTGGACCTGCGTAGACCCAGAAGCCTGACCCGTAGAGAACAGCCCCTGCGAAAGATAGGCCGTGTGGCCCGCAGGCACGGTGTAAGAACCCGATATGGTGTCGTTATAGTTGAACTTGATGATGTCGTAGACAGTGGCGGGTACGCCCGCAGTGACTGTGCCTGTGCCGATATAAATGTCGCCCGCCGCGCTTACGGAGGAACCGGCGGTGGCAACATACGCATAGTTGATGCGCAAGAACGCGGCAGTCGTGAGGACAAAGGTCTGGCCGTTAAGCGTGACGGTTTCCGTGATTTCGTCGTAATTGGCGTCCAGACCCTCGATGACAATGGTGCGCGCGCCGGTTCCGGCTGCTGTGTCATTGGCGTTAGTCGAACTGACGCGCATCTGCAACGCGGCGCTGGGCCGCGTGATTAGGCTCGGCAACGGCCAGACGGACACCTCAGTCGTGTCTACGTCAGGGTTGAACCCGAATACCGTAACCGAACGATGGCCGACGATCTGTCCACGGGCGACTTGAAGTTCAAACGGCCCGTACTCACCGAATTGGGTAACTGATGCGGGTGCGCCCATGGTGTTGCCCCTTACTCGGCGTAGGTTTTGATGGCTTCAATCACAATCGTATAGCGGTCGCCAGCGGCAGCACCAACGGTGCTAAAAAGCACATCGCCAGTCTTGCCTGCGCCCGCATTGTTCGGCAAACCACCAAAAGACGAATAATCCATTAGGTAAAATTTGTCTGCGGGGATTGTTTCGCACAACACGTCGGTCGTGGCATCCCAGAGGATGTCGACGCCCATGCCTTGCGTTTGTGCCCAAATCTTGTTGATTTTAACGCCGTTGCATGCCTTTGAGAAGCTGCTTGGCGTGAGTGTGGAAACATCGATCTTGATTACACCAGTCTCGCCAGTGCCGTCAGAGATGTTTGTGAACTTGGCGATGTATAGACGCTCGCCGTCAAGAATAACCTGTGTTGCTACTGCATCTGCCATCTTACCATCCTTGAAAAACTAGGGGCTGCCTTTCGGCTGGAGACTTCCAACCCAGCCAGCAGCCCCTAGCCTATATCACCGTTCTTTGGCGACGTAAACGTAATCTACAGTCATGGTCTTGGCAACTGCCTCACCGTTCTGCAAAGCGAAGCTCACCGTGCAGGTTGTGTCAGGCAGGTACGTCGACGAAGCGTCGAGCGAACCAAGCACAGAACCGTTGACTTCGTACGCAACCTTCGACTGGCCATCATAGTAGAAACCAAGTTCAATGAACGTGTCATTGGCCATGGTCGCCACAGCCGTAGCCGTAATCGAACCGGTTGAAGCATTCTTCCGGCAGATGAAGTCGACAGTTGCCGCGCCATCAGCCTTGAGGAAGTAGATGCCGTCCGTCACGTCCAGCGGGGTGCTGTCAACGACCTGAAGGCCGAAGACGAGATCCGACTGGGTTGCGTCCGAGACCTTGAAGCGGCAACGGAAGAACGTCTTTTTGCCCGCCGTGAAGGTGAAGGCAGCAGGGTTCTTCTGCAGTGCAACGAGGTCGTTGTCGGCAGCAGTGTTGGTGATGAGGAGCAAACCACCGTCGCCAGCAGTCAGAGCCTGTGTGGCTCCGCTGTCGGTTTCGGTGACAGTCCAGTCACCAGCGACATACGTGTCGAAGTCGTTAAAGTACTGGTGGAACAACGTCGGGTCAGGCTGAACCATGTCCGAGAACAGGTCAACTTCACTGACGTTGGTCAGGCCGTACGGAAAGCGTGTATTCGAAATGTTACCCATGGGTTCCTCCTTTAAGGAAGACTGGGGAGCCGAAGCCCCCCAATCCGATTAAATGCCCGGGGTGCCGTACACGCCGCGCGGATCGGTCCAGCCGAACGCGTAACGCTCGGTAGCCTTGTAGCGCATGCTGTCGGTTTCGAAGTCACCTTCCATCGACTTCTCAAGGCCGCGACGCATCGCGAGCTTGAGGCCTTCCGGTGCATCCGTCTGCACCCACCATGCGGTGGTCGACGTGATACGCGAAAGGTTAGCCTGACCGCCGTCCAACAATCCCATCGATTTGACCGGATTGATGTCGTTATTTGCGGTGCCAGCACGCAGAACAGACTTGAGGAGAACCTCAGCCTGAAACACGTTCGAAGGACCAACAACGATCTTCTTAGGCGTGAGGCGGATGCGCTTGCCGTTGTTGTCAACAGCGTTGCGGATCTGCACCAGCAGCTGCTCGAGTGAGGTCTGCGAAAGGTTCGCAGCCGTCGAGAGCTTGTTCGAGAAGGTGCCGTTGGCAATCGGGTGATCGGTGGCAACCAGTTCCTTGCCGTCGCCGCCGGGATAGGCAGCATTGAAGGCACGGTTCAGGATGTTCGCACCAAGGGTTTCCTTGGTTTCGATCAGCGACTGGGCGAGGTGACGTGCATAGGTCTGACCGATGCGGATGTGGTCACCGTCTTCAACCAGAACCTTCGTCAGAGCGAAGGCGAGGCCGTAGACCCGATAGACGTAGCGCTGAATGAACAGCACGCCGCCTGATTGGTAAGTGACCGGCATGCCGTCGGGCAGTTCCGGTGCAGCGCCGAAGCCGTACAGGACAGGCTCTTCGTGGTAGTTCCGGGGAATACCCTTGAACTCTTTGAAGACCTGCGCCCATTCATCAGCGCGTTGGTCGTAGATACCGTTGAACTCTTCGTTCAGAATGGGCTCAACGATGGAGCGGAAGTCGGTACTCCGCATTGGCGTAGCCATAGTTCAAGCCCTCCTTAGTAAGCGTTCTTGACGGCGGTGTTCTGATGTTCAACGATCTGCACGAGAGCGTTGACATAAGTGTCACCCCAGTTGTTGTCGGGACCGGAAACAATTCCGATAAGGCGAAGTTGTGCAGTACCACCGCTGGTAACAACGGAGGCGACGTCAAGCGCCTGTGACGACAGACCAGTGGTCGTGTTGCCCGCAGGAGCAGTGAAGTCGTACTGCTTGCCGATGTCGGCCACAACCAGAGCAGCGTTAGACTGGATCTGGTAAGTGATCGACTGGTCAATCGTTACATAAGCAACGATGTCCGTGGCGGCAGTCGAAGCCGTCCACTTGTTCGACACGCGACGGCGACCGTCGCTGTCTGTGAACTCAACACCTTGGAAGGTGCCGATGAAACCATCAGCGTCGCCAGCAGAGGCGAGGACGATGGTGCCTTCACCGGTCGAAGATGGAGTAATCTTCACCGGAGAGTTCTGAAAAATGGTCGCTGCGTACCCTGTGAGAATGGTCATCGCGAACGGACGTACAACGCCCGAAGGATGGTTCACAGGAGCAAGACCATTTGGAGATGCAATGCTTGGCATGTCCTATGTCCTTAGAAAAAGATTGCGGTTTGCCTTAGCTGAATTGCTCCAGCCTCGGCGCGTGTTGACGAAAGTCATCCATACCGTCCCCCTCAATAAGCCGACTGCCGGACTGCTCTGCCTGTGCGCGGATGCTATCCGCAACTTCAGCCAGTTTGTCCTCTTCACGCAACGGTGCATCGTGGTGAGCTTCCTTCATGAACCTCTGATAGAGGTTCTCGGGCAGCTTAAACGCGAGCATCTCGTTGACCGCGATCATACCGACATATTCGCCAGTTTTGACCGAGGCATGCTCCATCCCGGGGACTTCTTCTGCCTTGACCGGCTCGTAACCGAGCTGGACGCGACGATGAATAGGGTCACGAGGGTTGGTCGTGGTAAGCCAGCACACATGATAACCGGGGATCTTCGGTAGATCAGGCAGTGCGTCATTAAAAAGTTGCGCCCGGAACATTTCCAGTCGGTCGTCATCGCTAATCCCACGGTCTTCAGTGACCTGACGGTCTTCCATACCACGGGAGCGCCGAGCAACATCGGGTTCCTTCTTCAAGCGGTCATCCATACGTTCATTTTCCATGTTGGCATACTCCTTTTAGTTAGCCGAACCATTTTTGTCGTAGGCCTGATACGCCTTGAGCATTCGGTTCCGCGCGACGGGATCATCCCAAATGCCTGCCTCGATCATAGCAGCCTTTCTTTCCGGTGTCACGTATACTTCTTTGCGTGTCGAAGTAGGGGCGTGTTCACGGGTGTTTCCCTGCGGCGGAGCCTTGCGGCGCGGCGCAGATTGGCGGGTTTCGCCGCCGTCATCGCTAACGCGCGCAGCAACGCGGTTAGTCAATTCTTCCCAGTAGGCACGGCTCGTCGGGTCGTAACCCTGCGCCGTCATGGCCGCGTCGATTGCGTTGACAACAGCGCTGTCGTCGTCGGCACCACGCGGGTCGTACCACGGGTTGGCCTGCATCCACTCTTGAGCATAGCTCTGGACGCGCGGGTCGCCGGTGGGTTGAGCCTGCTGTTCGCGGGCCTGTGCCATCTGCTGCTTGTTGTACTGCAGCTGCTGGGCGCGGGACATGGCATCGTCGCGGATACGCATCGCGGCCACGACGTCCTCGCCGTTACCGGCTTCGGTTGCGCGGGCCATGATGGCCTCAGCCTGACGGATCTCGCCAATCGTCTGTTGCAGACGTTGGTCGATGCCTTGCTCATTGGCGTGAAGCGTGTGCCCTTCGACCGCAGCGACGCGGCGCGCCAGTTCTGCGTTCTGGTGGCGGAGCATTTCCAGCTCGCGCTGGGCGTTCTCCTTGGCGCGCTTCTGGATCTCGCGACGCTTTACACGACGCTTGCGGTTCTGAGAGGTAATCTCGTCCTCGCTATCGTCCTCGCTTTCGGCAAGGCGCGCGTCGCTTTCGTCTTCGCCGTCATCATCATCCGCATCATCGGCGTCATCGGCCTGTGCGTCTTCGGCGGGCGGGGTACCTTCGATGATGTCGAACTCTTCGCCATCATCATTTTCGGTCAGTACATCGTTACTCATAACCGGCTCCTTTCAGCCTTATCAATTACAGGAAGGCTTTGATCGCGAGCGGATCGCCCGTGACCTTGCCAACCAAATCGAGGTCGTTGAAGATAACCACAATGGCCTCATCGCCATCGGGTGTTTTTACCGACCAACGGTCGCCGCCGTAACGCGGGATGCGGACGAAGTCGCCGACTTCGCACCACGAGCCCTCTGGCCACGGGTCCATTGTGTTGCGGTTTTTGAAGGCAAGTGCGCCAACGCCAATAACTTTGGCCACCTGCGTGTTGTAATGCTCGGTCTCCCGAACATCGGAGGTCAGGATGATCCCGCCCTTTGTCTTGGCTTTGGGTGTGCGGATCTGGCACAGCACGCGGCTGCCAAACGGTTGCACGCCCGGATCGCAGGCTGGGAACGCCTCGTCGACGTTCTCGTACCCGAAATCAATCTTATTCGCAATTTCCTGCATCAGTGCTTCTTTCTTTGCAGTTAGAGGTCAAAGCCTTTTCGCTCATGCTCGGCGACCATCTCGATGATGGCCTGCTTCGCACGCTCAAGGCCTGCGTAAAGGCCGACAGCCCGACCGTAGTCGAAGGCTTCGCGGCCGGACGGTCGCTCCAGCGCTTCTTTAGCAAGCTGGGCTTGCTCTGTCTCCAAGCGCTGGAGAAACATCTCGATCCTCACGCTGGGGTCTTCGGCCCCGAGCCAGCGCCGGTGTCAGGGTTCTGACCCATAGCGAGCTTCTTGTGCAGAGGGATTGCCGTCTCAGGGACTTTTTCGCCCTTCGTGTCGGCTTGCTTGGTAGGTTCCTTTGCCATGTTTTTCTCCTTATGGCTGCGGGTTGATCCCAGTGCCGGTCGACACTGCGATTTTCTCGCCAGACAACATCTCCATTTCCGCGAGGGTCATGGCCGTTTGGTTGTCGGCTTGGTTCATTGCGGCGCGAGCCTGAAGCTCGGCTGCGGTGCGTGCATCTTCGCGATCTTCCTTCATCGCCAGCGCGGCCAAGTCTTGCTGGGCCTTGGCCTGCTCCATCTGCGCGTTGATTTCTGCAAGTTGCTGCTGCAGCATGAGCTTCTGCTGCTCGAGTTGCATCTGCTGCTGCGCCTCGGCCTGCTTCATCTGCATGTTGGCCTGATCCAGCTGCATCTGCTGCTGGGCCTTCTGACCTTCGAGCTGCATCTTCTGCGTGTCCAGCTGCATGCGCTGCTGCGCCGTCTGCATGGCCACCTGCGATGGGTCCATCGGGGGTGGCTGCTGGAACTGCTGGATCATCTGCTGCGCCTGCTCGATGATTGGCGGCAGGTCGGCGAAGATGTCACCGGCCTTTTCGCTGACGACCATCGACGCCTCGGCCAACATGCGGTCGAATGCACGTTTGTCCTCGTCGCTGTGTTCCTGCTGGCCCAACTCGTCGAAGTCTACGTCGGCCACGCTCTCGGCCAGATCCATGGTGTTCTTCATGTACCAGAGCGCGACGTGTTCCTTGAGGTGGTTGATGATGCCGGGCATGAACGTCTGTTGGAACATCGGCCCTGCGCCGAGCATCGGGTTCATCATGAAGCCGAGGTGCGTCTTGATGTGCGCGATGTGGTCCTGCTCGGGGAAGGCCACGACCGGACGGCCCAGTGCGGCCGCGACGTTTTCGTCCACGGCGTTCTGCTCCTCGGGCTCGACGGCTGGGTTGAGCAAGCTGTCGTAGTCGGGGATCTTGAGCGTGGAGAGGATGCGCTCCTCGACCTTGCGCTGGTTGTACAGCTGCGGCAGCAGTTGGGCGCGCTGCGCCACTGCCTGCACCTGCGCGTAGCGCTGGGCTTCGCTGAAGATGTTCGGGTCGGACACAGGCACGACGTCCATCGGGCCTTCGAAGTCGGCGCGCGACGCCAGCTCTTCGCCAGCCTCTTGCTCCAGCCGCTCGTCATCGAGGTACATCTCGTTGAGGCGGTGCAGCACGCGCAGCATGCGGCCCATTGCGTCGTGCAGGCGGCTGTGGATTGCGTTGAACACGACCATGCCCTGCTCGATGCGGGCCAGCGTTGTGCCGACCGGCGCGTTGGCTTGGCTGTCTGGCAGATCCTCCATGGACGTGCGGATGACGCCCTTGCCTGCCTCGACGAGGAAGCCCAGCAACTGGAACAGCGTTGGCGATGGCGGGTTGAACGGCAGCGGCATGGCAATCTTGCGCACGTCGTCCACGTTCAGGCCGCCTTCAATCTCTTCGACCTGCGTCGGCTGGATGTTCAGCGTCTGACCGCCGCGCGTCCCGCCCTTGAGCTTGAGCATCGTCGGCACGTTCTGGATGTGCGCGCTGTCGAGCAGCGCACGCAACGCGCCGGTGGCGGCAGCGCTCAGGCCGCCGACCATCTGCGGCAGGCCGATTGGGTACGCGCCGCGCCATGGGATGAACGGGAACTCGACGATCCACGTCATCTCTTCACGCGTCTCGTCCTCTTCGTCCCAGTTGCGGTAGATGGACAGCACCTTGCCCGAGGACTTGTCGATTGTGATGATGTACGGAGAGGCGTCTTCGCCCTCCTCGATCTGCGTGATGGCGTACACCTCGTAGACGGTGCGCAGACCGTCCTCGTTGTAGCTCGTGTCGGTGCGGCCTTCGATTTTGTTGTTCGCCTGCTCGGCCAGCGAGGCCTCGGGCTCAAGGCCCGGCGGCGTCAGGTCGATGTCGCGGTACATGCCAGATTTTACACGTTGCTGGTAATCAAGCTGCGTGATGTACTGCACGTGCGTCTTGCGCTGCGCGCTGTAGAAGTTGGTCGCTGCGTACGGCAACAGCATGTCGTCGATCATGACGGCAAGGAAGTTCGGCCGGTTGCGACGGTCGTCCCAGCCCAGCTTGAGGTACTGCGCGCCGCCGAGCGGCAGCTGGGTCAGCATCTGCTCCAGTTCGGCGCGGGCCTCTTGTGCCTGCACGGTCAGCTGCCAGTTGAGCAGGGCCGACTTGCGCTTGGCCTTGTCGACCTTCTTCTGGTCGGTGTCGCCAACGACCATGTCCTTGACGGGGCCGTTCGCGGGCCACAGTTCCTTGATTGAGCGGGCCGCGAAGTCAACGCAGGCCTCGGTCAGCATGGGGTGAACGACCTTCGACGCGCCTTGGAACTGCGCGCCGCCGGGGGCGTCGTCACCTAGCCCTGTACGACGGAGGCCTTCCTCGTACTGCTCGTCGCGCTTCTTGCGCGCGTCCTTGTCCTTGCTGATTAGGTCGAGGAACTGGCTGGCAATCCGCGCCATGTCCGGCTCGGGCATGGTCTCGGCGAGGTTGGCGTAGAACTCGCTCTCGCCTGCGGCCGGATCTTCCTCGTCGAGCGTGACGATAGCGCCGCCGTCCTCGGTGTCCTCGACGTCAACCGCGTCGTCCTCCAGTTCAACCATCTCGCCTTCCGGCAGTTCGTCTTCTTCGACCATAGATCAATCCTTCAAATGGCGTACGGGTTCGGGACAACCTTCGGCGGCGGCCGTAGAACCTCACCGGGTTTGGCAGTCTTTAGCACAGACACAAGGTTTTTGTCGATGCAAAGCCTGATGCACTGCGTCATGGCGTCAACATAGTCGTCATGCTTGACGCTTCCGGGGCCGGTAAACGCGCAGAGTTGCGCCAACATTGGCTCGACCCATGTGCGTGGGCGGCCCGGATATTTGTCGCTCTCGGGCAGCCAGATCCGCTTGCGTGCGAAGATGTGGCTGACCATGTGCAGGCGCGCCAGCTTGTCGGCGCGGCCGGGGTTGTATGCGTACGCCTCGATGCCCTCGCGTTCGAGCATCTGGCGCAGGCTGATGCCGCTGCCCTTGTCTTCAATCAGGCAGAGGTCTGGCTTGCGGCCTGCCGTCAATGGCTTGGCGCTGCCGAAC